TTATTCAGAGACTAAAATCTTACTCATTAAGACTTTTTGCCTCCAAAAGTTACTCTGCTTTGCCTTTCCTGATGGATAGGCATGCTTGGATGCTCGTCTTTATGCAGGTCATTTTCAATAGCTGCTGTCTTGTCGTTTGTAAGATTACGGAAATATTCATCTCGGTCCTCTTTTACTTCAACTGGACAACGCATTAAAGCTAACCCACCGATGCCAATAACACCTTTGTACTTGCCGTCAGCGATAGATGGTAAATCCAATCTATCTGGATACTCATCTGCTTTTACAAACTCATATCCACTTCGCAGTCTACCGATTACATTTTTTTCATCAGCCATGCCACGATACTCAAGTCGTACCCACCTGTGGTGAAAACCATCTGGTGGTTCTGGTGCTTCTAAATTTGACGGAGGAACCCATCCCCTCGGTCGAGCGTCCTTTTCACGGGTTTCTTGTTTGCGTGATAGGTTTTTTATTCCTTTAGTACTCATATTAAGCCTCCTTCACGTGTTTTGCGTACTCTTCAAGTGGCACACCAAGTTTTTTTGCAATAGCTACCTGTGAGGGTGTGAGTTTCACAGTGCGGCGCCCTGACGGCGATTTTCTTACAACTCCAGCAACTTTTTGCTTCGGTCGATTTACATCCCCTCCATCTTTAAATTTATGGGGAAACTCTTTTCGGATTCTCCGATCAATCTCAGTATAGTATTCATCGTCTCTTGCGTCAATACCTTCTGTTATAAGTTGATTATGAATATCATAAGCTGTGTAGGTCATAGCATTATCAGTTCCAAACCATTCGTTCTTCTCGGCCCACGCAACAGCTTTTGGATCGGGCGTTTTAGGTTGTTGATCTTGAGGCTGATTATTAATTATTTCCTCTACCTCTTGTTTTGGAGCTTCTGCTATTTGATTTTTTCTTTGAACAGCTTTTGCTTTTGATACCTTTAATCGTTCATCTTCTATTGTTAAACGAGCTATTTCCTGTTGAGCAGCAACTTGTTTTTCTACATCTTGTGCATTCATAGCTGCTTCAAGTGCCCTTTTAGCAAACTCTCTTTGATTAACTAAAGCTTTTTCTCTTTCAACAAGCATACTATCATTCTGAATTACACTGGTTGATTTTAACTTATCAGATTCTTCTTTTACTTTTTTTGCATAGTCAACAGCTGCTTGTTCTCTTCTTTCAGCCTCACGCATTTTTTTTGTAAGTTTGTCAATACGTCTTTTTACTGAAGCAGAATATTCTTCCAGCTCTTCTTCCTTTGATTCTTGTTTAGGTTCTTCTTGTTGAACCTCTTCAACTTGAACTTCAGGTTCGGCAGTTTGCTGCTCTACTTTTTCTTCCTTCTTTTCGTCTTCTTTTAACTCCACTTCGACAGGATCACCAGAGGTATCTATCGGGACCATTTTGTCATTTTGTGTTTGTTCTTGCATAGAGTTCTCCATGTTTATAAAATGTTAGCTGGCAATATGTCTCTTGGATCATCAACGACAGCCAGTATTTCATCTTCGTTAACTATCCGTAGCTCGCCACCATCAATCTTTACTCGAGATCCAGCATAGCGAGTTATTATAACCCAATCACCCTCTTTACACCAAGGACCATCAGGGTATCTCTCTTTATCTGTATAGCACAAAGAACCTGTCTTTAATACTTTACAAATATTTGTTGTTATTTGTGATTCATCAATTGTTTCATCGGTTAGATGAATACCGCCTTTTGTTTTCTTTTTTAATTTTAAAGGAAATAAAACTATTCTCCAGCCTACTGGTTTTGGAACTTTTTCTAATTCGTTTTTCTTTTTCTCTGCCTCTGCACCATCCCATACGTGTTTTGGCACGATTAATTTAGGTTTAGTCTTCATCATCTCGCTCCATTTTTCTTAGCAGGTCAAGGAGTTCCTGTTCTGCTTCTCTAAGACCGTGAAGTTTACCAGTCAAATACCGATAAGTATCCCAATCTTTTACATTATTACATATAGCTTCTTTTGTAGCGTCTTGTCTAGTTTTTAGTTTATCTTTGAAATAGGTAAATAAATTTTCTATGTGCATGATTTCATTTGATCCGATAATTTTTTACAGCGATTTGGAGTTTGACGATTCCATTTCGAATCTAACATCTCCAGACTCGCGCCGTTAAAATCTCGGTCCTGCAGGCATTTCCACATATTTTTAAACTTGGACACGCCTGTAGGGCCAAGTTGAAACACCATCTCCGTTAGAGTGTGTTGTGCAGTCGTTGGTAAATCAGTAACACCGTTGTTTTCCATAAGTGTTCTAGCTTTACCAATCGCATTGTTTAAATCTTTATCAAATACTTCTTGTAACTCTTCTTTTGTATAAGTTTTGCCTTCTTCAAAATTATCATCAGGGGTAACTTTATGGCCCCAGCCTATCGTAGCGAATCCTTCGGTGTCCATGTATACGTGATCTTTAAAGCCTTCGGATAATTTTACTGAACCAGCTAATTCGTCGTATGTCACTTAGCAATCCCTTTCGCCTTCTCAAAACTTCTCATTCCCGCAACTCCGAGCATTGAAGTGACAATTGCTAGTAAGGGGCCAGTCTCGATAGCAGGCGGTACAATGTCCATACCTGAAAATTTTGCATACCATTCAATACATGGAGATAATATAAAAGCAAAAAATAAGGCAAGGGCTCCGCACCATCCTATTGCAGGTCGCCAGCCAGCAACGAATACGCTGCGATGGCTGGCTTCCTTTGCATTAACATCTAATTGTTTTTCTGCAAGCTTTTGTTGTAAGCGTTGCATAAGAATCTTTTTATCTAATTTTTCTTCCTCACTCGTATGAAGTTCATCGACAACTTTTGAAATGGTTGCTAAGGCTCCGCCTTTTCCACCACCAAGTAAACCGCCGAGTAGGTTAAGCACTATGCTGCTCCGCCTGTCATCCAGCTAATTATCCAGAGAACAACGATAGCTACTATAGCCGCCTTGATCCAGTCCTTCATTTTCCAGTCTGACCATTCTTTGATATGTGACCAGAGATCTTTCAGTAGATTCATACTACCTCCTTGTTTAAGTGGGGGATTATACTATTTTACGCCTTTGAAAGCTACCTTTTTAATTTGAACCTTGCTTGTCTGCCCTTGTGGTCCACTTCCTTTGTTTTGTTTTACAACAAAAGGAGAGTAAACAATAGCAGCGTCAGAGGCATCTTTTCTATTAGGAAAAGGATTTTTGTGAGGTACTTCAGTCATTTTTGCGTTTTTAAACTTCATGATCTTGCCTTTCCATAGCCACGTTGAGCCAGTCTACCTGCTAGACCACCTTGTTTCATGCCCATTTTTTTTAAACCATTTATTTCGCCGCCTTTTTGTTTTTTAATAACACCGCGGCCTATTAAAACATCTTTTTTAGTAACTTTACCGTCACCACTCATATCAGGAAATCCACCTGCTTTTAATTTACTTATTGAACCGCCTCTTGCGTTTGATTTAATTGGGTTTGTTTTATTTTTTAATTCTCTTACTCCTTCACCCTTATTCATTTGTGAAAGAATTTTTTTAATGCGTTCTAAAGTAGTGTCTACTCTTTTTCGTAAATTCTCGGTTTTTTTATCATCTGGATCCAATTCATCATATCTTCTTTGTATCAACGATTTAATATTTCTTAGTTGAGGTCTCGGACTTTTCTCTGTATTTGTTACATTACCCTCTGATAAAAGTTCTTTAGCTTTATCAAGGGCTTTTTTTACTAACTCTGTACTCATAGTTTTCTCCTTAATGTATAGTCGGTTTTAAAAGATTTAGCAAGTCTCTTCCGTTGTGATCCATAATATTATTATATTCCTGTTCATTTAAGTTATTATGATACAACATTTTAGCTACAGCCATCATTGCACCCGCTAAAAGTATCTGTTCTTCTTGATTTGTAACCGCTGTTTCAGAAAAATTCATTAATTCGTTGAAATATTCTTGTAATTTATCGGTTGCGGTTAACATTTTTGTCATTTTGTTTAGATAGATTAACATTTGCTCTTAATTGTGCAATATCTTCTTGTGAATCTATTCTATCTTGCGCTATTTTTGCTGTTTGACGTAATTTTTCTTGATCTAAACCTATATTTGCTTCATCAACCATCGCTTTTCGCTCTATATCTTGCGCTCTAAGGTTAATTTCTTGTTGTTTTAGGTTTACAAGAGGGTCTTGATTCGATTCTTCTAACGCAGCAGCCTCTTCTGCAACCATTTGATCTGTCATTTCAGCTACTTTTTCTGAAACTTGACTCTCAATTTGTTCTTGAAGCTGTAATTGTAGTTCTTCTGGTATTTGACCACCGTATTGAGCAGATATTTGCTCCATTTCCGCTCTTGATTCTTCTTCTACCTCTTCTCTTGCTTGAATACTGACGTGATCCATAATGTGAGATTGTAAAATAGCCATCACTTGAGGATTAGTTTTTACTAAAAAGGATGACATTAACGCTCTATGAGCATCAACGTGAGCCATTTGGTTCTGCCCTCTAAACGCTACCAACGATTGACCACTTAAAGCTGCCGCATTTTCTGTTCCAGGGTCCATTGGTTGAGGTTCGGAAGGAACGGGAAGTAACATATCTATATCTTTTACACCCAGTGCTTGATACATTCTTCTATATGCCTCGTACATATTGTGCGCACCAGGATCAGCCTGTGCCAATTGTAATTGAGTTTGTGCCAACGTAACACGTTGTGCCATAGAAAATATGTTAGGATCAGATACAGGAATAATATCTATATCACTTGTAAAGTCATCTTGTTTCAATCCACGTATTTGATCTCCGCCTAATTCATATGGATATTGTGGACCTAAAGATTCAGAAAATATTCTCGCTAATAATTTAAATTCTATCTTTTGTGCATAGTGTAATCTTTTATGTATGGCACTCATGACTCTCGCACCACGTTCCATTAGTGCCATCGTTGTGCCAACAGGAGCTCCTGCTTGTGCGGCGTCCCCTAATTTTTGATCAGCAATCGCTGCAAAACGAGACCCTGCTTCCACACAAAAACCTAATAACTGAAATAATGTTTGACTTGGTTCTTTGTAAGGTAAAGGTAACAACCCTTCACGCAAACTACCGCCAGGTGCATCAACATCTCTGAACTCTCCTGGTTGTAAAGGGGAGTCGTCATCAGCAACTCTTAATCCCCTCGCTTTGAAACCAGCGGGTAGGTTAGATAATGTACCTGCATCTAGTAATTGTCTGAGTGCAGCAGTAGCAGTTCGTGATAAACCACCAAGCATGTGAATAAGACCAAAACCATAAAAACTAAAACCAGGTAAAAATTTATAATGAACAAAATATTGACGTTTTCTTTTTCTCTCGTCCTGTTCATCGTAGTTCCTGTAAATAGATAAAACATTAGAAGAACCTTCATCGATGGTAACAATATAAGGAACTTTAATTCCATCATCACTGTCAATACCTTCAATGTTTAAGTCGACATGAATTTCTAATAATTGATAATCTTCATCATGATAACTTTTTTTAACACCAGATATTTTTGCCTCTTCTTCTTGAAGCGCTGTCTCATTATCAAGAACAGATAAATCGACATCACGGTACATTCCTGCAACTTGCATTTTACGTACATCATTTTTTGTTCTTCTAATGACGTGTGTAACTCTTTCACATGAAGGAAAGTCTGTTGTTTGATAAGGAACATATAAATCATCACTTGACACAAATTTAGATACCGCTCTTCCTAAAGCGTCATCATAGTAAACTTTTTTAAATGCTGAACCTGATAACGGTAAATAAAACAGTAATGAGTCCATGTCAGGATCATATTCTTCCATCTCATACGTAATTTGAAAATTCATATAATCTTTAATACGTTGTGCTTGTTCTTCTTTTTGCCGTGTTACATTTCCTAAAATTTGTGTATTAACAGGGCCACCACTTGGCAACATTTCTTTATAAGCTTGTGCTTGAAATTGTGTAATAGCTTCGGACAACATAGGATGTGTCACGGAACTCGCTCCTTGGAAAGGTTGCGATCTTTCGGTGTATTTAAATCCTAAAAGGTCTAATCCTTTTTTGTAGGTATCTTCCCAATCTTTTCTTGATGCTTTATCATCTTCAAATGCTTGACGTAGTTCACTGGAAATATTCTGTAAAACTTTTTCGTCCAGCACTTCTGCCAAATTCATATCAAAGCTTGTTGATAGCTCCTCTATCTGCTCTCCAATAATAGCAGATCCGTCTTCCATCATTTCAACATTAGGTGCAAGACCATCAGCAAATTGCTGACCTTCAACCTCCACCATTTGTTCAATAGCTTCTTCTTGTTCTGGTATAAATCCTATTGGTTTTTCTACTGCCATTATGCTGCCTCAAATATATCAATTAATTCTGGAGTATACACAAGTCCTCCTTTTTTTCTATGAGTTTTATGTGGTAATAGCATCTCAGGTGTAATTTTTATAGCATAAACTTTTCCAACATTAGGTACATCAATAATTTTAATTTCTGAGTTGTTTTCTTTTGATGCTCGTTTTAACGCTTTTTCTACTGTTGAGGTGTAGTGTTTTCCTTTTGTATCAACACTATCAGGGCCCCCATAGAACTCTTCGGTGCCAATTCCCTTCATATCTTTAGTTCTTTGATTGATTGGAGTAGATGTTCCTCCACTCTGACTATATCTTTTTTTCACAACATCGGCAGGTGTTACCGCATACCATGTCGCTGCTCCGTCCACCTTATCCACAAATAAACGTTGAGCTGCCTCTGCCAAGTCTCTCTTGATAAGTGCCTCTCCCCATTCATCTCTTGTTTTAAATGGTAGGTTTGGAAATAATTGTTTTAAAGCTCCTTCACTTAATCCAATATTTAACTCTTTCAACATTTTCTTTTCTAAAGCAATTGCTTTATTCATTGCTTTGATAGCTTCATCACTCGGTGCTGGGCCGCCTTTTGACACCACTTCAATCGCTTGTTTATTTTTTCTAAAAGCATCAACAAAACCTTGCATCTCCTCTGCTGTATTAAACATCGGTCTAAATATTGTTTCGTTTGCTGTGTAAAATTCTAATACTTCAGGTTCTACGTTTTTTGCAGTACCTGAATAGGCCACTCGTTGACGAGCAAGTTCTCCTAATCGTTGCTCTGGAGGCATATCCAAAATACTACCCAACGATTCTCGTAATTTATTTTCTAACTGTTTTGCTTGTTGTAAAATATCAGACTGTATCTCATCCGCAAAAGTAAGAGTTATTTCTTGTCCTTTAAGAGTTGCCTCCATTCCTTGTAAACGTGCAGCATCTTCTTGTATCTTCATTCTAAACTGTAAGATCTGTTGTTCTAAAGCTGGATCAATACTGTTGAGTTTTGCCATGGTATCAGCTTCATTCAACACGTTTCTCATTTCTTCTCGTGTTAAATTATCAACATCATCTAATTCTATCAAACCCTCTCGTTCTAATCTTCTTACCGCAGACGATTCTAATCCTAGTAATTGATTTTGTAATTTTTTCTGATTCTTCTTGAGCGTGCGAATTATAGTAGGATCTACTGCTAGTTCAATTCCTTGTGGTGTTTTCTCAACAGGTAATGTTGCAGTGCGGTCCGTGAGCCGCGACCAACCGATCACGTATCGTTCTGTAAAGTCATGAACATTACCAGGTAAACTATCAGGATCTTGCGGAATATGTTTTGGTTCAAGATACAATACGGATTCTCTATAACTTCCAGCTTTAGCACCTGGTTCTTGATAACCATTATATTTTGCATCTTTAGTACCACCGTAAGCAGAATTACCATACGTCACTGATTCTACTTTACGCATTGGTGCTTGACGCACAATCCTTAACATATCAGCGGTATTAAGAGGTTGTCCGTTTTTCTTTTGTAAAGCAATATAGTTTTCTAAGATATTATCGATCT